AAAGCCATTAGGTCACCACCTGTCTGTACTGCCCAGACCTGTATGCGTCCTGACGCTCCATACCATCGCCCAGACGTTTTGCCAACGCAAGTGCTTCTTTGTACTTGGTGTCGTACAAGCCAATAATGTCCGCTTCACCTTTCATAAAGGTGTACGCTTCAACCAAAGAGCCATAGAGCAGAACAGAGTCAAAGTTATCCCCAAGCCATGTTGTAGTAGCTGTGGTGATGGATTCTGGGTAATAGTAATAATGCAGCTCAACATAATATGCGGCGTCGGGAGTTGGGCCAAGAATGATTGATAGCTCGTTTGTGATAGCGGAACTGACAATCGTTGGGCCAAACAGAGCATAGTACTTCGGCACACCTTTGTCGTTTGGCGCGGGGTACGCCTGACGGATGAAGTTCACATCCTTGTTAAGTAAATACTCAAACGTGCCGGTATCTAAATTCCCGCCGGTAACACCTGTCACTAAAGCCAGTGAATACACAGCAAGGAAATCATTTGGTAAAGATACGTACTTGTTACTTGACGTAATTGCTGTGTACTGATTCTTTCGCAAAGACGGAAATTGAACCGAGTTGTAAATGCGTTGTTCAGCCTGCTGAATGAACCGATTGATCTGAGTAGTTGAACTCTCAGTCGATCCATCAGCAAGGTATACATCGGGGAACTGATTCTCCGTGTATGACTGAATTGCAGTTACAAGCTGGCTGTAATTCATGCCATCGGGCCTCGTGCCATCAAGCCTTTAGTGGCTGCGCCAGTACCACGGATTTTGATACCAGTGGTTTTGGTAGGAGGGTAGTCTTGGCTGCGCGTGTTTGCAACAGACACGTTTGCTTTACGCATAGTCTCTTTTGCTGGCTCTTCGCCCACAACAACAGTCGGAACTTTCTTGGGTACTTTGTATGTTGCCATGTTATTTACCTCTGCCAGAGCTGCGTTGGTTCATCACCTTCGCCATGTTGCGGCCATACTTGAGCATGTCGCTGTTGGTCTTACCACCGGCACGCATTTTTTTAACCGCAGCATCTGGGTGTGCGGTTTTCATGCCTTTGGCCATGTGTGCTTTAAGTGCTTTCTTTGCGTCCATCATCGACTCCTTATGTCGTTGTAACTGATACTGTACCAAGTTCCACAGCCAAAACCAAATTATTTGGTGTTAGCCCATCGTCATTTGCTCTTGACCCACCAACTGGATTCCATCCCCACTGGAAGATTCGACTACCACCCTCCACTGTCCCTGTACCCAATGGGCCACTGCCTGTTGGAACAATCTGCAATCCGCTTGTACCTGACAACACATAGCTGCGGTCTGGCCTTGGGTTTCTCAAAGCCTGCGGATCATCCACCGGCCACATACCCAACTGCAACTGTGGATGGTCAGGATCCCAGCACTCTGGGCAAACCAACAAATCGTACTTCTTTGTCTTGATGATCTCAGTCTTCAAGACCTTCAGTTGGAATCGTTGACCACAACGGTCGCATTCCGCGATTGCGCGTTTGCCAGCAGCAAACCTGTTACCCATCCTTACCTCCCAATGTAGGTTTGACGGGGAACAAGTCTCAGAGCTGCTTTCTCATGATCTTCGTACGCGGCCAACTCCCAAGCCTCGTCATACTGCGTTTTGAGAAACCCAAGGCGCTCTGCGCCACTTGGAATCTTCCCAGCGATGTAGTACGACAGGCCAGCGGCCATACAAGGGATGAAGCGGAATGGCACGTCCATGATGTTGACACCGCCGCCTGCGTCTTGGGTACGACGCAAGCGCCAATACACCAACTGGTATTGCTGGGCATTGTCTGGGGTTGGCCAAACGGTGACTGCGGGGACTTGCTGCCAGTACACAGTGGCGTTGTCTGCGTGGCTTGCTGCCGTGGTGTTTTGTTGCGCACGGAAACAGTTATATAGAGTATTGCCTGAGATGTAGCTGTAGTTGATGATCTCGCTATCAATCTTGATAAACCCGGCGGCTGGTAATCCAACAACTGAGTCCAGCGTGATTTCAGTGGCAGTGCTGGTGATAGCCCCATCAAGGGTTAACCCTGTTGGCGATGTCTGTCCGTTGTATCGCTGAATCCAAATCTGGATAGGTCTGGCCTGCGTGATCTTGTTGGGGATTGTGGCGTAAGTAGACACGCTGATGCGGGTGATGGTCAGATCGGCCTGAGTCGAAGCCACGTTCGCGCCCGTGCGAATGACGTGCTCCAACAGGTCAATGGTGTCGTCGGGCAGGGGGTAGGTATTCTGGCCTTGAACAAGGTCAATCGTGCCGGTCTCAATTGTCCACAAGTTGATACCACGGTTGGCCCAATCAGCGAACATGATATTGAGACTACGACGCGCTGTGCGCAAGTCATAGCCGGTGCGAAGCTCACCACCGGCGCGTTCAAACGCCTCCTCGACCAGCTCAGTGAGGTCTAGGTTAAAGCTAACTGCACCGGAAGTATTTGCCATTATCTAAATCCTGCCGTTTTCTTTGCCACCTTGGGCGGCTGTTTCACGAATTGCTTTCCGGCTTTTTTGCCAGCACGTTTTGCACGCGTTGTCGCAGCGTACTCAGCAGGGCTGAGAGCTTTGATTGCATTTTCTGGAAGATATCTTTCACCTGTGTCAGAAGAGCGTTTGCCACTTTTGGTTCTCCATTTCTGGGCCGTCCAATCTTTAAGGGATTGCTGCGGCGCTTTCAATCTCTGTACCCTCCGCCAGCAGCTTTGTATTTCTTTGCTACAAGCTGCGCTTTGCGTGCTGACCACTGGCCTGCGCCAGTTCCATGTGTTGCTGCGGCTTTGACCTGAGCCACGATCCGCTTGCGCAGACCGGGTTTGGTGTAGTTACCAGCGGCATTCACGCCGCCACCACTTTTCATACCCGGGTTTTTTGGGTTCTTTGGATTCTTCGGGTTTAGAGGATGTAATTTTACTTCCCCACCCTCTGCGTACATGTCCACATCTTGCGGCTCATCTTTGCGGCGGACGACTTTCTTCCCGGGCATCTTGGATGCCCTGATTGCGCCCATGCCGCGAGATGCCATCATTTGATAAGTGTCCCGCGAGTTTTGCCACGCTGGGCGATGCCGTCCGCGCGAGAGGATGCAGTCATGCCACCCTTGGCGTAAGAGTGTTTACCTAGAGTATTAGTTACATACTTTGCGGCTTTTGTTTGCAATTCAGGACTTTGACCAAATAAAGCTCGGCGTCCAGCCTTTGTAGACTCATTCTCAGGGACGTTTTCACCGTACTTTTTGTCCAAATACTCGTTAGCTTCAAATATTTTTTCAAATCCTTTGCCCGCGCCTTTAAACGCTGTAGAAACAAGACGTTTTCCAACACCAGCTTCTTCGCCACGCCCCTCATGGCTATAGTTTTCGTCTTCGGTGTCCCCAATCTTAGAGGAGTCCTTGTACGCTTTACGCTCTTTGGCGCGGGTTTTAGCGTCCTGCACATCTTGGGATGTGACATTTTCCATGTCTTGATCAGGACTAAATTTGGGTTTTGTTGCCATGATTCACCTCAATACATCTTGCAACGGGTCTTGCCGCGAGAGGCAATTCCGTCGGCGCGGCGAGAGGCGGTCATACCACCAGAAGCCATCTTTTTGACCTTGCCACCACGACGCATCGCGGAACCTGTACTGAGTGCATCCTCGTTGTATTCCCTTGTTGGGGCAACGCTTGCTGGCTTATTCTTGGCTTCTTTGGCTTCGCGTGAGCGGCGCTCTGCGGGAGTTTCAAAGTTGCGTACATAGTCAGCAATTCCACTACCAACTTTTTTAGCGCCAGCGGACACAACATCGCTAGCCGTTTGTGCGGCAGAGGGGCCGCTTGGCTCTTTGTATCTGACCTTACCACTCAAGTCGCGATAAGTCTCACGCATCGCACTAGTTGCTTTGTCGGCTACGGGTTTAGCTGCGGTGGCTATGCTTGCGGCAGGGCCTTGGGTAGCCGTTTTTACAGCTGTTTTTGCTGCGTCTGATACTGCGTTTTTAACAGTACTTGCGGTACTTGATGGGGTACTACGGGGTTTGTAGTTCCTCATTCCTTCTTCAGAAGAAGACGATGTGCTGGCGCTTTTAGCTGGCGCAGTAGAGCTACGGCCTTCATTACTGTAATTGGGATTTTTAGGTGCAGTGCGTGTGCCACGACTCATACTAGCTTCAAGGTTACGGGGGTCTGATGTAGACGCCGCAGGTTTAGAAGTAGATGCAGGTTTCTTTGGTGCTGCTGGCTTGTTACGGCTTTCACTCAAATCAGGCGCAGATTTATCAGGCCCGGGAGTGGTAGTACCAGACTCTCCCTTGGTCGATATAGAGCTAGACTTATCTGACTTGTCAGACTCAGCAATGCTCTCTGACGGGGTCTTCAAACGAGTCTCAGTTGAATCGCGACCAGAGCCACGAGTAGGGTTGGAGTCGGTTGTTTCCTTGTCCTTATTCTTGGACATCATGTAAGCCGCGCCAGCAAGTGCGGCAAGGCCAGCTAATTTTCCAATGTTCTTTGCCATGATTTGCTCCTTTTAGCAGTAGGCCTTGCCGCCCTTTTTCATGCCCAGCGGTTTAGAGCCAGACATTTTTACCATAGTACCTTTAGAGATACCACTCTTTTGAACAGCATGTTCGCCTTTGCCTTTGACGCCGCCAGAAGGCACTTTACCCATCTTGGCGCTGGTGATGCCGCCGTTGGCCAGCTTCTTCATGCCAGCTTCTTTCATCTCATGTTTGACCATAGACTTAGGCGCGCCTTTAGCCTTCATGAAGCTAACTTCTTTTTTGACCATTGCTTTAGATTCTTTCATCTCGCCACCCTTTTTAAAAAGTTCCGCCTTACCTTGATTGGTTTTGGGGTTGTTTGCTACCTGCCGATCGGTACGGGTTTTAGCACCCTTACCAAACTTCAGCCCCTTGCTGGCTGAACTGAAGTCTTGCGCCACTGATTGCGGGACACCCGCCTTCTTCGCAAATGCTGGGTTGTGCGCCGCAGCATCCATGAATTTCTTTTGTTTTTCACTTACTGCTGGCATCGTCAGGCTTTCGTTTGAAGGAGTCGGTCAATTTTTTCTTCAAGCTTGTTGAAGCGCTGGTCAATGTGGTCAGTAACTCTTGCCACTTCTGCTTTAGTCGCTGTATCACGGGCAATCTCCTCACGTGTGATATTCAATAAACGCTCAATGCGCTTCACGTCTTCAAACCTTTCACGGATGAAGAACCATAAAGCCCCTGTGATGACAGACAAGCTAGCAGACCAAAGAGTGTTGATGTCCATCAGATCATCCTACCCTTCGTCTTACCCTTAGTGCAGCAGCCATCTGCTTTGCTGACATAGCCACCATCCGCGCAGTTCCACGCTCTCAAAGACTTGTTAATCCTCGAATCCGGATCGCGTGCGGTCTCGGCGCTCGTTAATTTCGCTTTCATGCCTTTCATGCGAGCGCAGAAAGAGTCGCGACGACTCCCGCCTTGCGGCTGAGGAGCTTTCAAACCGGGTTTCCCGGGATTCGCTGCGTTGTAAGAAGCCCGACCTTTGGCGTTCAAGCCTCCGCTCGGATTCTTCCCTTCTTTGCGCGTCCATGCTGGGGATTTAGCCATAGAACACCGTCACACTGGCAATGTTTGTCAGCGTTGCGTAGATGTTGGTTGAGCACAGAACACCTTCTCCGGGAACCAAAACGTAGAACGAGTTGGGGTTGGAGTTCGATGGAATGTCAATTTCGATCATGGTAGTACCGCCAGAGCCGCCGTCTTTTAGCAGCAATGCTCCAGCAGTACTCGCTGTTGCACAGATAGCGAAGCCTTTGATACGCGCCCGAGCCGCATAAATAGACCCGGATGCGTTCAAATGCGTCGATTTGACGTCATATTGCATTGTCATAATCAAACTCCTGATTTAACAGGGGCCGAAGCCCCATTGGGTTGATTAGGTTGTCGAGAACGGTGTTGCAACAGTGCCTGAACCGTTTACAGTGCCGGTGACCATGTAAGCGTTTGCGGCAACAGCAACGATTTCAATGAATGTGCCAGCAACGCCGCCAGTAGTTCCACCATTCAAGTTGATGAAGTCAAAGGTATCTGCCGCCAAAGCGTTGTAGGCCACCAAAGCATCGGATGAGTCAGTGTCCACACCAAACAAAGAACCAATGAAATAGTCGCCAGAAGCAGGTGTAGTACCAATCTTCAATGTGCTGGTAGAGATGGTTGTGGGAACCCAAATGGTGTACCGCACACCTTCGTTGTTGATGGTGTTAGGGTCTTGACCGGGGCCTGAAGAGGTGGGGTCAGTGGAGACATTGATGGTTGGCAATGTCAAAGTGGTTGTTGCTGCCAAAGAGCCGCCCACAGAGATGATGCGACCACCGTGGTCAACGGGGTTTAAAGTGGTAGAAGAAGTGATTGCTATAACGGCGCCGGGGCCTTGAGCGTAGAAACCTGTGAGCGCCCGAACTGGGCCTTGAAACGTAGTGCGTGCCATGTTTTTTCCTTACATGCAAGTGGAGGTGTATCAATCTGCATGTCGTCAGCCGGGACTGTTTGATACACCGGAAAACCCCGGAATGGTTGCAATATACACCAAAAGAAAA